CTCATCTTTGTATTCATAGCTATAAACAGTCAAACCGTTAGGAGCAATACCGATTGGTTCAATATTCTGTTTAGTGCGGAAGTCTGACATAGCCATAATACCTGCACCACCTAGACTAAATAAGCCTTGTGTCATTGCATTGTTGGCGGCATTTTGTGCATTAGCTGCACCCATTTGGGCGTTGTAACCCATCTGAGTAGCACCTAGAATATCAGCACCTGCTGTGTTTGCTTGCATTGCTGGGTTTACAAAAGTAGGGCCTTGCACTTGTGCACCAGTTCTTACAGCGTTCAATGTATTTAGTGGTTCATTACGCAAGTAAGCCTGTTCTTGTAAACCTTGCTGACGGGCTTGTTGACCTGTTTGAGTGCCTTGGATAATTGAGCTTACAAGTTTATCGTTTTGGCGTTGATCAAAAATATTTTTAGCGTTTTGATAGGCTTCTGAGCCAAGTGGAATACCTTGGTTAGCCATTTGAGCATCAAAAGACTTTTGTTCTTGCTGTAGTTGTGGCTGAAGTCTACGCATAATAGATTGCGTCATATCTTCGCCAGCATTGATGCCTGTTTGTGGCAATTTGCTAGTATCAAAAGGCGTATTGAGCATATTCTCAACATATCCCAAGCCTTTATTTGCTAGCTGACCAAGACCAAGACTAGATTGGTTTTGATAATCTAATAACTGTTGTTGAGCAGGAGATAATGATTGAGTTGCAGACCATGTAGGATTGCCATAAGGATCAGCACCTGAAATCTTATATTCAAGTGAGCCATAAGGCGTGTATTGATTTACACGGTTAGCCGCAATATTTGCACGGGCAGCTTCTAGGTTGCCTTCTGCCGTTTGCTTGGCTGCCGCTGCGTAATCGGGTGGTGGTGGGGCACTAGCTGACTTTCCCATATCTTTCTCCTAAAAATCTACAATCATCCTTGTTCATCACAAAGAATATTAAATCTGAATTAGGGAAAGCATCAAGTATTCGTGCTTCTTCCTTGAAACCCAGTTTTTTATCAAACGCAATTGCTTTTAAATTGTCTGATTTAACTGGGCCAATTATCTTACTTACCCCTAATTGTATAAAAGGATAGTGAAAAATGATAGCTAAAAATTTACGATTCATTGGTTTTTTAATAACTATATGACAAGTTATCGATTTACCGTTGAAATCTTCGTACCAAACCCCAGCTACTAACTCATTTTCCTCTATCCAACCTATTGTTGTTGAATTCTCCGAAGTCCAAACCATGTCAAGTTCTTGAGCTAACCAAGGCCCAACAAGGTCTTTATCCGTTGTAATCAAATTACTCCACCCTGCTCCATTACAAAGTCCGTTGATGCCCAATGCACCTCAATACCTTGAGAAGCAATGCTTAAAACAATACCAGCGGAATATCCCACGCCAGTAACGCCTTGCCAAAACTTGCTGACAGTTAAACCGCCACCTGACCAAACAGCATCATCCCAATCGCTAACATCCCAAATACCAAAGTCACCGACTGGGTTAAATGTCACAGCCCCTAGCTGGTTTTGGACATCAAAGTCCACATTCACGCCAGCCAATACAGTAGGATAACCGTTATTTGTCAAGAAAATAGGGCGAACCATCGTAAAACGCTTTTGTTGGCCACGGCTGTCAAAGTAGTTATAGGCTTGTTGCACATAACCTGTGATGTTTTGACCGTTATCAGCAAAAGAATCGTAGTATTTGCCCACATAACCGTTGCCACCAAAGAACATACGGTCATTGTGAATCTCAAAGCATGATGCGTTAATTCCTGTGAATTTAGCCCATGACTTAGTAATACTGTGCATTACATACTGTTCCCACCCTGTAGCAGTAGGAATGTTAATAATCAACATATTGGCTTCTGCCAAATAGTTAATCTGCCAACCAAATTGTGAGCTATACGCACTAGCCGCTTGGCTAATGGCATAGAAAATCTTGTCCGTTAGGTTTACTCTAGGATCTAAACGGCTAGACTGTAGGGCTGAAGCCAAAGGTACAAGACCATCTTGAGTTAATAGCAATAAATCGCCTGACCACTTGAAAAAGCATCGTCTTGTGAATGTTTGACCTAGTTGCCATACGCCACGCAAAGCCCAATTAGTAGGGTCTGATGGGTCTAAGCCAGCATAAACCATGACTTCACCCTGACTAGTCACAAATACAGCGTAATCATCCACGCCTTGACCAGCATCTAGTGTCCAAGTACCCATTGCTTGCAAGAAACCGCCCATGCGAGCAATACCACCAAAGTTAATCTCACTAGAAGCACCAGCAATAGAATCAACAGGCAAGTAATACACTTTCATCGTGTCTTTTTGCGTGAACCATAAGCGTTCTTTGTACAAGTTCACATTGATAAATGTGTTGCTATTAACACCTGTAATTCCTACTGGTGTGTAAGTGCCTACTACCGTAGCGTTGGCAGATGGGGCTGTAGCCATCGTGTAGGTGAAAACGGTAGGGCTTGTTACAGTTATCCTGTAAGTGCCGTTGTAGTTGCTTTCAGTAGCACCTGTGATGACAACCTGATTACCTGTAACCAATCCATGAGCAGTAGCAGTCGTTAAGGTTGCTGTAAGGTTGCCTGTGCCACCCCTAGTAATTGTGCTAATTGTTTGACCTGTGCCAGTAGTCGCAATTGAGAACCAATATGTGCCGTTGTAAACCTGAACAGCATCTACACCGTTACAAGCCACTAAAAACTGACCACCAGCCGTTGAGATATTTATATGCTGAAATCTATCGCTACCAAGCCCTGTAACTTGGCTTACTGCTGTAGAAGTTGTTACATCATAAATAGCTGAACCAACCGCAGCAAATAGCTTTTGACCTGTAGGGCCAGCATAGTTCATTAAGCTGTCAATTTGAGCAGAAGGCAATCCTGTTGAGTGTTGTGTATAACCTTTTCTAAGCGTTACATCTGAAGGTGTAGGAAACCAGTTTTCAAGTGTAACGGCATCTAAAGGTGACATTTCTGCCAACGAATCTCTTGCGTTCCAACCACCTAAAGGGGCTGAAAGCGATGCAGTTGCAGCAGTCCTTTTCTTAGGTACTGGCATGATTAAGATCCGTAGCCAGTATCAGGGATATTTGCCCAACCAATCAATACTGCACTTGGTTGTGGAGCGAATGACAATGTAGCAGAACCCTTGTCGTTGGCTTTAGCAACATTCAAGTAACGAGTGTAATCTTGTTGCAATGCAGTAGTATCGAATGACTTGATTTGGAAGTATTTAAGTTTTGTCAATAAAACCAATACTGCGTCATCCAATACAGTTGTGTCTGTATCAGCAGTAAAGCTATTCTTTACTTGGTTTGTAACGCTTCTTGCCCATCCTTTAGAACGGTACTCAAAGCCTAGGTATTCAAGGGTGTTATATGGTGGCCAAATCTGAAACTCATTACCCAAGATTCTCCAACGAACTCTAGGGCCTGTTGAAATATAACCTGATTTAAGCCATTGCCATTGTTGAGCATCTACTGGCCCAAGCATCTGCCAATGTTTTGTCTTATCCCAATGGGTATTATCTGTGACTGTTTCATAGTCAGGTGGCAACGGATACTTGGTTTTACTGAATGTAACCGTGCCACCAATAGTAGTTGCAGAAGCTAATTGGCTAGTAACTACTGTTGATCCAGCAACAGATTCAACATAAGTATCTTGAGGAATAGCTGTGCCAACAATTGAATAAGTGTTGTCCAAACCTGTGGTGTTAGCAACATTTAATAAGTTATAAGTGCCATTAACGGTGTCACAGGTTGTGGTTATTGCAGTTGTATAGAAACGATATTCCAGTTCCAATGCTTGCCAGTTATGCTCTTTTACCAAGTCATACCCTGCACGGTTCATTAACGCAAGAATCTGTTGCACATCTTGGTTAGTGTTACCTGCTACATAAGTAGGTATGGATAAGTTAAGTTCGCTGGTGACTTGTTGTACAAGTTCAAGCATTGTCGCTGACATATTAGGCTTCCTCTGTGGCTACCGCTTTAGGTTTACGGGGTTTCTTCTCACCAACAGCAGCAAGTATAGCGGCCATTTGATCTTGCATTTGAGCCAGCTTCGCATCTGTTTCTG